CGACGATGAAACTTACCGGGGCTGGCATTTCACCAGCTACGACAACCCTCTGTTGGACCCGTCTGAAATCGACATGGCGAAGAAATCAATGTCGAGTTACGCCTTTAGACAAGAGTTCATGGCCTCGTTTGAAGCCAGAGGCTCAGAGATGTTCAGAGAAGACTGGGTGCGTTTTGGAGAAGAGCCGGAGGTTGGAGATTACTACATAGCTGTTGACCTCGCCGGCTTTGAGGAAGTAAACAAGAAACGGACGAAGAACTCTAAACTAGATGAAACCGCAATCGCTGTTGTTAAAGTTAGTCCTGATGGTTGGTACGTTGATAACATTATATATGGGCGGTGGAGCCTTGACGAGACTGCCACCAAGATATTTCAGGCCGTCAGAGATTACCGCCCTATCAGCGTTGGTATTGAACGAGGAATCGCAAAGCAGGCTGTAATGTCGCCTCTGATGGACCTACAGAAGCGCTACGGGACGTTCTTCAGAGTCGAGGAGCTAACCCACGGTAACAAGAAGAAGACTGACAGGGTGATGTGGGCGCTGCAGGGACGCTTTGAGAACGGATACGTAACACTGAGTAAAGGTGAGTGGAACTCTAGGTTCTTGGACCAACTGTTCCAGTTTCCAGATCCTCTGACCCACGATGACTTAATTGACGCTTTGGCTTACGTAGATCAGTTAGCACAAGTAGCGTACCACTACGATTTTGAAATAGACGACCACGAACTACTAGATGTAGTAGCAGGATACTAAAGTGAATCACAGAGTTTTTAGACGGTTTAACACATATGGCATCTACGCTATTTCTGCCGTAGTGTTTTTTACACTTGGTTACATCGTAGCAATACTTTAAGGAAAGTACTATGGCAGAAGATATCTATAGCCCAGACCCTCTGATGATTGAAGAGTCTCTGGAAGAGTGGATAATGCAAAAGTGTGAAAACTGGCGTGACCACTACCAAAGTAATTATGATGATAAGCACCAAGAATATTACAGGCTCTGGAGAGGACAGTGGGATCCTGCAGATTCCCAGAGAGGATCAGAGCGTTCTAGGATTATATCTCCTGCGCTACAACAGGCCGTAGAGTCTAACGTAGCAGAACTAGAGGAAGCCACGTTTGGCAGAGGCAAGTGGTTTGATATTTCTGATGATGTTAATGACAAAGACCGTCAAGACGTACAGTACCTACGTAACAAGCTAACAGAAGACTTTGAAAAGTGTAAAGTACGTAAGGCTGTTGCAGAGTGCCTAATTAACTCTGCTGTGTTTGGCACAGGCATAGGAGAAGTAGTACTTGAGGAGATCAAGGAAATGGCCCCTGCTACTCAGCCTATTATGGAAGGACAGTTGCAGGCTGTAGGTGTAAACATTACTGACAGAATCGTTGTTAAACTTAAGCCTGTGCTCCCCCAGAACTTTCTCATAGATCCTGTAGCAACGACTGTAGAAGACGCTATGGGCGTCGCTATTGATGAGTTTGTGTCTAAGCACTCCGTAGAACTTCTACAGGAGCAGGGCGTATACAAAGACGCTTACATTGAATCTGCTGCGCCTGACACAGACCTAGAGCCTGACCAAGACCTCACGATCTACAACGACGACAAGGTACGTCTGACAAAGTACTATGGCCTAGTACCTCGTGAGATGCTTGAGGCTGCGGACGTAGAAGTAGAAGACGAGTCTATGTACGTTGAGGCTATTGTAGTTATCGCTAACGGTGGCACACTACTAAAGGCTGAAGCTAATCCGTACATGATGGGTGACAGGCCTGTAGTTGCTTTTCCTTGGGACGTAGTTCCCGGAAGATTCTGGGGTCGTGGTGTATGCGAAAAGGGCTACAACTCACAGAAGGCTCTGGACACAGAGCTACGCGCACGTATTGACGCCTTGAACCTCACGATTCATCCTATGCTTGCTATTGACGCGACACGTTTACCTCGTGGTGCTAAACCTGAAATACGTCCGGGCAAAATGATTCTAACTAACGGAGATCCTCGTGAAGTTCTACAGCCATTTAACTTTGGACAAGTTGGTCAGATTACTTTCGCACAAGCACAAGCGCTTCAGCAGATGGTTCAGCAGTCTACAGGAGCGGTTGATTCAGCAGGAATTGCTGGCACTGTTAACGGTGAAGCTACTGCCGCTGGTATTTCTATGTCTCTTGGTGCTATTATTAAACGCCATAAGCGCACCCTGATTAACTTCCAGCAGTCGTTTCTGTTACCGTTTGTAACTAAGGCTGCACACAGGTACATGCAGTTTGATCCTGAAAACTACCCCGTAGCTGACTACAAGTTTAACGCTACGTCTACTCTAGGCATTATCGCTAGGGAATACGAGGTAACTCAGTTGGTACAACTCTTGCAGACCATGAAGCAAGACAGCCCGATCTACCCTGTGTTGATTCAGAGCATCATCGACAACATGAACCTGAGTAACCGTGATGAGTTGATTGCGTCTATGCAGCAAGCGTCTCAGCCAGATCCTCAGGCACAGCAGATGGCTCAGATGGCTCAACAGACTCAGATGGAGTTTCAACAGAGCCAGACTTCAGCCCTACAAGCACAGGCTGCTGAGTCGCAAGCTAGAGCAGCTAAGTACGCTGTGGAAACACAGTTGCTACCAGAAGAGCTACAGATTGAGAAACTGGAAGCAATCACAAGAAATCTCAAGGAAGGGGACCAAGAAGACAAGGAGTTTGACCGCCGCCTGAAGGTAGCAGACGCCCTACTGAAAGAGAGACAGATAGAAGGAAAACGTCCTAATGCTAATGACACAAACAGAAATGAACCAGTTCCTCAGCCAAATCAACCAAGCGTTCCAAGACCAGTTCAACAAATTGGAAGCCCTAGAAGCCAAGGTGGTGGCCCTAGAGGACCAAATGTTGGCCCTGCGCCAGACAGAGGACTCTAACAGCGCCAAAGGAAAAAGACCCAAGACTAGCAGGTGAGGAGATAGCTATGCCAAAAGGAAAAGGAACATACGGAAGTACAATAGGAAGACCACCTAAAAAGAAAAAGAAGAAGGTTAAGAAACGGTAAAATTTACATAAAATAAAGCTTGACTTTTGAGTAAAAGTATGGTATAATATAGGTGTACTTAGGTACACTTACTACAACAGAGACAACCCAAGAGGCCTCAAGATGGATCAAGAAACACAGCAGTACTACGACGCATACTTTAGTCTTTTTCTTACTGATGGCTGGAAGCAACTTATGCAGGACTTTGGTAACAATGTTTTACAGATTAACAGTATAGAAGCTACTAAAGATGCTGACGATATGTTCTTTCGTAAGGGACAACTAAACGTATTAGCCCACTTAATCAACATGGAAACTATCGTTACAACTAATTACGAAGAGGCATCTAAGCCTCCAGAAGAAGATGATTAAAGTATTTGATTTTCGTTGTACTAACGGACATACCTTTGAAGAATTTGTAGAAGCAGGTACTACATCCAGTAGGTGCGGATGTGGTGCTAACGCTACAAAGATTGTATCAGCAACTCAGCACATACTCGACGGTTCCTCTGGGGATTTTCCCGGCAGGCACATGAAGTGGGTACGTGAACATGAGAAGGCTGGGCAAACCACGCGGGAAACCTCATAGGCCAACTCCCATTTAATCCTCCATAACCTAATAATAGGCGGGGTAAGTTTAGAATGTCACGAGCAACACTACTTGATGAGCGTAAGGAAGAAGAATTAGAAGCAACAGACCAACTCGACACACGAGATACTGTAGAGACTCCTGAAGAGGAACAACCTCAGCAGACAGAAGTTCCAGAAAAGTACCAAGGTAAATCTGTTGAAGACCTCGTACAGATGCACCAAGAGCTTGAGAAGTTTTCAGGTAAACAGAGTACGGAAGTTGGCGAGTTACGTAAAGTTGTTGATGATTACATCCAAACACAACTCTCAACCCAACAAGCACCTCAACAACAGCAACAACAAGATGATAACGATGACGATGTAGATTTCTTTGTCGATCCTAAGACCGCTGTTAGTAGAGCTATAGACAACCACCCTAAGATCAAAGAAGCACAGGCTTACACACAACAGTACAAACAACAGGCTACTCTTGCACAACTCAAGTCCTCTCATCCTGAGATGGAACAGATACTGCAAGACCCTAAGTTTGCTGAGTGGATCAAAGGGTCAAAAGTCCGAACACAGTTGTTTGTTCAGGCTGACCAAGCATACGATTACGACGCTGCACACGAACTATTTAGTCTCTGGAAAGACAGGAACCAAGTAGTTCAACAGACTGCACAAGCAGAACGAGCAGCCCGTAAGAGTCAGGTAAAGTCAGCTAACACAGGCAACGCTCGCGGAACAGCAGAAGGATCTCGTCGTAAAGTTTATCGTCGTGCTGACATTATTAAACTTATGAGAACCGACCCAGAACGCTATCAGTCCATGTCGGACGAACTACTCAAAGCGTACTCAGAGGGTCGGGTCCGATAGCCTAAAGGAGAATTACAATGGCTAATGAAACTTCTGGTGCCTATTTTACAGCTAATGCTGTAGTAGACAAAACCGCTGCTGGGACTTTTATCCCAGAAATCTGGAGCGATGAAGTAATCGCTGCTTACCAAAAGAACCTGAAGATGGCTCCTCTTGTCAAGCGTCTCGCTATGTCCGGCAAGAAAGGTGATGTTATTCACATCCCTAAGCCCATTCGTGGTGCTGCATCTGCTAAGGCAGAAGCTGTAGCAGTTACGATTCAGGCTAACCTAGAAACTGAGTTGCA